ACAAAGAAAAGGTAAGAGCATCTAGAATAGTACTCTTACCTGCTCCGTTGTCACCAACGATTAGATTAGTTTTGTTTTTACAAATATCAACTTCGGTGAAGACGTTCCCTGTAGAAAGGAAATTCTTCCATCGAATCTTTTTAAAGGTTATCATGCAAGAACGTCTTCAGGGGGAATCAATAGGTCATCAGGAGTTATTATAGCATACTTTTGATCTCTTTCAACACATGCGTTCACAATAATTTCCTGGTCAACCTCGGTAATGCTCAAGGGCATTTTCTTTTCAGTCAGGTCATGCATCATAATGTTGTATCTATTTGCATCATCAAACTCTATAAACAAAGGAATCACCTGTTCACCTACATCATTCAGAAGAGAAAATACCCCAGTCTCTTTGCCCACCAGAGTTAAGATAAACATTAAGCGATTTCGCAACTTTCAATATATAGAGATTTCATAAGATTTTTTAAATCATTTTTATTTACGGACATTTCTACTTCATCAATATACTCACTCAGCAATGTCATAGTATCTTTCACCTCAACATCTGCATCAGAATCATTTAGATCATCTTCTAGAAGTGTCTCAGCAATCTTCACATCATGAACTCCTACGTTGTAAAGACGATCAACCAATGTCTCGAACATGTGGTAATCTGTTTTTTGTTCAACAATGATTTTGATGTACTTGTCTTTATAACATGACACATCTTGTTTGTTGTAGTCCACACTGGTGTCGTCATAGAAGATTTTGTCAAAGATCTCATAGGGATTTGCGACAAACTTAAGTCGATCACTTTCAGTATCGTAGATATGGAAACCGCGAGCGTCTTTATAATCATTCCAGAACATCTGATAAGGGTTGCCAAGGTATTGAACATTACCTTTTTTTGATTGATGGTGATAGTGTCCAGACCAAACACGTTTAAAACGATGGAATAGTTTGTGATCCATACCATGATCCATCACCATACCAGCATTCATCTCAAATCCAGAAAGTTCTAGGTGACCACAACAGACATCTGCCTCACTAGTTTTCAAAAGTTTAAAGACTTTATCTTGATTTTCTTTATTGATCCAGGGAAGCATCAAGAATTTCTTACTGCCAAGTTTAAGATGCTTGGGTTCAGAATAAATTGTGATGTTATCGTATTGCTTAAGAAGCAACTCAGGTGAGTTGATCTTATTGGTGTTCTTGTAATACACACAATGATTGCCAAGCAACATGTGTACTTTATAGTTCTTCAGTCTATCGAAATAATTAGTCGTAACTCGATTACATACATTATAATCCATAGACTTTCTGTTATCAAATGTGTCGCCAAGATCAATGATCGTGGTGATACCTTCTTTCTCAAGCGTTGGAAAAAATACGTCGTCATAGAACTTCTGAAAGTAAGTCCAGAATGCCAAGGAACCCTTGCGTCCGTCTAGATGCTGGTCAGTAATTAATGCAATTTTCAAAGTTTGACACCCATAGAAACGGAAGTAACATACGTATAATCATCAAGTGTTCCATCCTGCAAACACTTAAGATGCCATCGTGTTATCTGAGCAACTCCTTTCTCAGTAGCACCAGTAATAAAGTTAGCACCATAAGGTTCTTTCAATACGCTGGTATAAAGACCAAAGCGAGTTGCTTTGACATAGAAAACGTCATCAATCCAAACTTGGTCTTCAGGAATATTCTTTTCAATAGTAGGATTAGATCCTAGACTAGTTGCTAATGTAGATTTCATCGGTTCATTCTTGTTTCAATATTTTCTTTGATGCTACCCATGTCAGAATACGATGCGTTCATACCTGCCATATCACCTTCGTAGCGTTCGGTATACATGACTTCCTGATAACCTGACTTCTCAAGAACACGCTGCTTGATCTCCAGTTGCTTCTTCTCCTTCTGTATGCGTCTCAGGAAGGCGTAGTAGATAATCTGGGTGAAGTATGCAAAAGGATTAGAACTCTTCTCTGGGTCGAAGTTATCGATGTATTGTAGGCAGTTCTCAATGCCATCACAGATCATGTCCTCACGGAACATGTAATTGACAAAGTTTGGTTTGTATGATAGGTGTGTAGCGATCTTAAGAAAGCACTCTCCAATGTAGTTGGTAACACGTGGTCGGTCTTTACCATCCTCTAGTGCTTTATGTACCAGTCTACGGTACTCAGTGATAGCAGCCAGAAACTCTTTGTTGTTTACGTAGTATTCTTTGTTCTTAGTTCTGGTCATGCTTTTACTTGTTTCCTTGGATCTATTATAGGTGATTGCAAACAATTTGTCAAGGGGGCTTGACAAATCCTCAGAACCTCAGTAGGATGACTCTGTTAAGGGTTCAAAAGATAACTGTATCTATTAGCTTCTTTTGAATAGAGATTCAAGATTCTTCTTGACTTCTTCTACTGAACCTACATAACCATTGTTTTTAAGTTTATTAGGTTCTACACTAACTTCACCTTTATCATCTTCTAGATTACCTAGATAGAATCTTTTGATTCTCTCATCCAATTCACTCATAGTAACTATTTGATTCATCTTTAATACAAACATGTCATCATAAGATGAATGTAACCATTCCTTTAAGACAAATCCTTCTACACGTTTACCATTCTTTTTTGAAGTATGGGTTTCAACTATCATTGGATTTTCTACTAGTAAAGAATCTTCTTCAGGTAAATAACATACCTTTGCAATAAGTTCTTCACCAGTAGATAATTTTATAGTTGAATAGAATTCTTCTTCCATTTATTTTCTTAGATCTATTTTTACTTTTTCATATTTAAAATTCTCTTCTTGATAGATCTTCACTCGTTCGTATAGATGTCTTAAAGTGTAATTAGATCTTGTTTCGTTAGAGATGTCATCAGCAATATCATAAAGTGTTGCGATGTCTTTACCTTCTCCCTTCCTCAGGACTCTACCAATTGACTGTAGGTTACGAACTCTTGACTTGGAAGGTGATGCGAAAATAATATTGTGTAAACGTTTAATGTTAATACCAGTAGAGAATGTTCCGTAAGATGCAATGATTACAGCATTGTTTTCTTTCTCTGCAATCTCTCGGACTTCTTCTCTGGAGTCTACGTCTACCGAACCATGGACGAAGAATACTTTTCTATCGTCACCAACAAGATTATTTATCATTTCATACAATGGTTCCCCATGCTTTTCCACATAGTTAAAAAGAAGCAATGTATTGCCATCCAAATCTTTAACTAGATTTTTGATGAGGTTGTTTCTTTTTTGACATGTAACAAGGTACTCCATTTCAGAATGGTAGTCCTCAAAGTATTGATACTCATGCTTGCACATAAGGATCTTAATACGGAGATTAGATAAGTATCCTTTTTTGATTAGGTCATCTGTCTTAGTGACTTTCTCACAGGCACCGAAGAGACCCTCTAACACCCACTTGTGAGTCTTGCTACCATCTAGTGTACCTGTGAACCCAAAGCGATACTTAGCGTTGTGTAACTTGGTCATGATGCCTGTCAGACTCTTCGACTTAAATAGATGTGCTTCATCACCGATAACACACTCAATGTCATCGAAGTATCTTTTGGGAAATTTATAGATTGATTGCCAGGTTGAGATGACAACTGGTTTATCAGTATTCTTATCTTTGCCTGAATAAATGGTGTGACAATAGTCGTCTGCATTCCATCCATAGTCTTTAAAATCTTTTACCATCTGTTCTACTAGAGATGTAGTAGGAACAATTAATAGAATTTTTTTCTTTGTAGCAACATAGTATCTAACGATACTGTAGATCATTAATGATTTGCCAGATCCTGTAGGGGATACAAATAATCCTCTATTGTTTTTGAGTGCTTGATATACTGTATTATATTGATAGTCTCTAGGTGCATACTTAGAGATCTTATCCATAAAAACTTTTACGCCACCAGGAGATACAAAGTCATTAGACTCCTCTGCGTCTCCATACCATTCATTTTCTTCATACTCAATTGTGTAACGTCTTTCATTTGCCCAAAGTTTGAGATGATTTAACAACCCAACATACAAATCTCCTGTACCTGGAGAGTACAGACGAATCATTCCATCCCAGTATTTGAACCTAGGTTGTCTCTTCAGAAACTTTGCTTCAGGTAGTT